CTGCGCCAACAACTACTACTGTTACAAAGCCTTCGATTGATTTAAGCAGCTTCATTGGTCCACAAGGTACCGCCGGTATTCTTGGTCCCAACGCTGTTAAACGTGCACAAGACTATGGTCTTTCCACTGGTCTGATTAAACAGCTAGCAGCTGAGCAAAGTTTAGGCTTCAGTGAAGATGCGTTTAGTGCACCGACACCGGAGCCAACGACTACTGAGACAGCTCCTCCCCCTGTGCCCGAATATCAAGGGCCAACTATGGAGGACTTCTCTGGTTTGATTGAGCAGATGCAGATCCAATCTCAGCAGCAAATCGATGCGTTGATGCAGGGGTTCCAACAACAGGAAGCCCAACGTCTGGCGGAGATCGCTCAGTTGAGAGAAGAACAGCGTAGCATGATGATTAACCAAGCCCGTGCTGTTTCTCCTGCTAACCTTCAACTTGGTATTGGTTACAACCAAAACAAGCTAGCCGGTACAGAAGGATTCAAGGTACGTCCTAAATCTACTACCCCTGCACCTGTTGCCTTTAGTGCACCTACACTGGCTGCAGCAACATCTACACTGTTACCTTCTTTTCTTAACGTCTGATGACCGCTAAAACTCGTTATGACAGATTGTCCTCAGACCGTGCCCAGTTTCTAAACACTGCTAGACAAGCAGCAGATCTTACTCTTCCTTATCTTATCCGAGAGGATGAGGTATACACCAAAGGTTCTATCAAACTTACAACCCCGTGGCAAAGCGTTGGTTCTAAGGGTGTAGTCACTCTGGCATCTAAGTTGATGTTAGCTCTACTGCCCCCACAAACCAGCTTCTTTAAACTCCAGGTAAATGATATTAACCTTGGTCAAGAACTAGGACCAGAGATTAGATCTGAACTTGACTTGTCGTTTGCTAAAGTAGAGCGAACGATCATGGAATCTATTGCAGCTTCCGGTGATCGTGTCGTTGTACACCAAGCACTAAAGCATCTTGTTGTCGCTGGTAATGCTCTTATCTTCATGGGTAAGGATGGGCTTAAGCTTTATCCTTTGAACCGTTATGTAGTAGATAGAGATGGCAACGGTAATGTTATTGAGATCGTAACAAAGGAGACAATCTCGAAAAAAATACTCAAAAAATTTTTCCCCGATTACAAAGAACCACAACCCAATGCCCCAATGGACGAATCAAGGTCCAGTGAGGATGAGGTAGATGTGTACACTCATTGCACTCTAGACAACAATCGTTGGGTGTGGCACCAAGAAATCAACGGGGAAGTCGTGCCTGGATCTCAAGGCAAAGCACCTAAAGAATCAAGCCCTTGGCTAGTCCTCCGCTTTAACCACGTTGATGGTGAAGTGTATGGGCGTGGTCGTGTAGAAGAATTCATTGGTGATCTTAAGTCACTTGAAGCACTCTCCCAGGCAGTTGTAGAAGGCGCTGCAGCAGCAGCTAAGGTGATCTTTACTGTATCACCTTCTAGTACTACAAAGCCTGCTACACTGGCTAAGGCGGGTAACGGTGCTATCATTCAAGGTCGTCCTGATGACATCGGTGTTGTACAAGTTGGTAAGACAACTGATTTCCAAACAGCTTACCAGATGATTGGAACACTTTCGCAACGATTAAGTGATGCCTTCCTTGTACTTACTGTAAGACAAAGTGAGCGAACCACTGCTGAGGAAGTACGTCTTACACAACTCGAACTTGAACAACAGTTGGGCGGTCTATTCTCCCTTCTTACTGTTGAGTTCCTTGTACCTTACTTGAACCGTAAGCTTAGTGTTGCCCAGAAGACTGGTGATATTCCTCGTCTTCCTAAGGGTGATATTGTTAAACCCACGATCGTTGCTGGTATCAACGCCTTGGGTCGTGGTCAAGATCGTGAAAGTCTTGGTCAATTCCTTGCAACCATTGCACAAACAATGGGACCTGAAGCAATTCAAACTTACATCAACCCTGAGGAAGTCATCAAACGCTTGGCTGCAGCTCAAGGTATTGAAGTATTGAATCTTGTTAAGAGTATGCAAGAAGTTCAGCAACAGCAACAAGCCGCTATGCAACAACAAGCACAGATGGCTATGGCACAACAAGCTGGACAACTAGCACAAGTTGAGCAACGTCGTGAACAAGCGGCTGGAGAAATGGCTCAACAAATGATGCAACAACCACCACAAATGTAACCACCACTCATGAGTGAAACTCTAACTTATAACGAAGCACCTGCTGAACAAGGTGAACTTAATGCAGATGAGCAGGACTCCCTGGCTGTAGCTGAAGCTAACGAAGCTGAACAACAACAACTACTGGCAGGTAAGTTTAAAGATGCTCAGTCACTTGAGCAAGCATATCTTGCCCTTCAAAAGAAACTTGGTGAACCCCGTGATGAAGTACAACAAACCGATGAAGCCGAAGCCGGTGAAGAAGCCGACGAAGAAGTAGAAGAACCTGAACAAGAGCCTGAACCTGAGGTTCTCACTCAAGAACAAGCTGATCAGCTGTTTGAGATGGTGGGAGGTAAGAAAGCCTACAAGTCTATGATTGCATGGGCTGGGCAAAACCTCTCTGAAGCTGAGATCAAGATGTATGATGCAGTGATGGGTCGTGGTGATCCTAGTGCTATCTTCTTTGCAGTTCAAGCACTTTCCAATAAGTACTCTGATGCTGTTGGTAAAGATGGTAAGCTGCTGACTGGACGTGGTAGTAACGAATCCGTTGAGACCTTCCGCAGTCAAGCTGAGCTTGTACGAGCAATGAGCGATCCCCGTTATGATAACGACCCTGCTTATCGTCAAGACGTGATTCGTAAGCTTGAGCGTTCTGACCTTGATTTTTAAACCACTTATTATTATGACTGATCATCCTTACGGTATCCCCCACAACGAACGTGCTGAACGGCTGAATGGACGCCTCGCTATGCTTGGTGTTATCGCAGCTATTGGTGCGTATGCTCTTACTGGTCAACTGATTCCTGGTATCTGGTAATGCCTCTTAAGAAGGGTAAATCACAAAATACAATCTCGGCTAACATTCGTCAGCTAACTATTGAAGGTTACCCTTCTAAGCAGGCAGCAGCCATTGCCTATAGTAAAGCTGGTAAATCTAAGAAGAAAAAGTAATGGCTAAACCTGGACTCTACGCAAACATCCACGCTAAACGGATGCGTATCAAACAGGGTAGCGGTGAGAAGATGCGTAAGCCAGGTTCGCCTGGTGCACCTACTGCTGCCCAATTTAAGAAAGCAGCAAAGACTGCTAAAAAGTAGTATTGGTAGATCCGCTTATACTACGCGTGTATTGGCGGATTTGAAGGAGCAAGCAATATAAAAGTTCTTCGCTTTATTATCATGATTCCTATTCTAACTACTCTGTCAGTCATTAGCTCTTGGTATGGTCCTAACTTCCATGGGAACCTTACTGCTAATGGAGAACGCTTCAATCAACATGCGCTAACTGCTGCTCACAGGTCACTACCATTTGGTACACGCCTTAGGGTATGTTTCAAACAGTGTACCACTGTGAGAGTTAATGATCGTGGACCGTACTACGGTAACCGCTCATTGGATATTAGTAAAGCTGCTGCTGATCGAATTGGTCTGACTGGCTCTGGAGTTGGACGTGTAAAAGTAACTAGACTTAACTAAACTCAAATGACAACTGCTATTGCAGCTCCCCGCTCTCAGGAGAACACTTGGGAGCTTTTTTGTAACTGGGTCACTTCGACCAACAACCGTCTTTATCTCGGCTGGTTTGGGACACTGATGATTCCGTGTCTGCTGGCAGCTACCATTTGTTTTATCATCGCCTTCATTGCTGCCCCTCCGGTAGACATTGATGGTATTCGTGAGCCTGTTGCTGGCTCTCTTCTTTATGGAAACAACATTGTATCAGGAGCCATCGTTCCGAGCAACAATGCCATCGGACTACACTTCTACCCAATTTGGGAAGCTAATTCACTTGATGAATGGCTCTACAACGGGGGTCCGTACCAGCTCATCGTTTTCCACTTCCTCATTGGTGTCTATGCTTACCTGGGACGGGAGTGGGAACTTAGCTATCGACTAGGAATGAGGCCTTGGATTTGTGTCGCATACTCAGCGCCCGTCGCAGCCGCCACGGCGGTTTTCCTTGTCTACCCTTTTGGTCAAGGTAGCTTCTCCGATGGTATGCCTCTCGGTATATCGGGCACCTTCAACTTCATGCTTGTATTCCAGGCGGAACATAATATTCTCATGCACCCGTTCCATATGTTGGGTGTTGCTGGTGTATTCGGTGGGTCGCTATTCAGTGCGATGCACGGTTCACTGGTTACGTCCTCGCTTGTTCGTGAAACGACCGAGGACATTTCTCAGAATTATGGTTACAAGTTTGGTCAAGAAGAAGAAACTTATAACATTGTCGCTGCCCACGGTTACTTCGGTCGCCTGATTTTCCAATACGCAAGTTTTAACAATAGCCGCAGTCTCCATTTCTTCCTTGCTGCATGGCCAGTGGTGGGTATTTGGTTTGCTGCTCTTGGTGTATCTACTATGGCGTTTAACCTGAACGGTTTCAACTTTAACCAATCCCTACTCTCTTCTGATGGTCGCGTCATTAACACTTGGGCTGATGTTCTCAATCGCGCTAACCTTGGCTTTGAAGTGATGCACGAACGTAACGCTCACAACTTCCCCCTCGATCTAGCTTCTGCTGAGACTACTCCTGTAGCTCTTACTGCTCCAGTAATCGGCTAAGCACGTCGTCCGTTCATCCCACACTTGGGACGCATGACGCCTACTCATGGAACGGGGGGTAGGTACTTCGATCCGACCAATGACTAAAGTCGAACTGGATGCCCGTGTACGGGAGCAGAAAGCTCAAGAGAAAGAGCAGAAGCTGAAGTATCGCGGCGTTGCTTACACACCTAAACAGAAATAGTTCCCGCAGTGCGTGCTAACGTACACTAATCGGGCTGAAATCCACAGTAATGTGGTTGGAGTCAGGCACCTCAGAGTCGGACCTGGCTCCTATTGGCGTTGGCCTCTACGGAGACAACCTTCGCCGTCTAGACGGTGGGATAGACCACGATAAACATCAAAATTTTCCAAACGTTTGGGAGCAAGTTCAATTAACCTTACTCCTTTAAAATGGCTTTTCAATCTTCTGTGAATCCTGCTCAGCTTACTCAGCTGGGTCAGGCTAATCTGGCGGGTGATACCCGTGCCCTTTATCTCAAGCTGTTTAGCGGTGAGATGTTCAAGGGTTTCCAAAATAACACTATCGCTCGTGACCTGATCATGAAGCGTACCCTGAAGAACGGCAAATCTCTGCAGTTCATCTTCACGGGTCGCACCAAGTCCGAGTTCCATACTCCTGGTAACAGCATCCTGGGTGATAGCAACGGTGCACCCCCGGTGGCCGAGAAGACCATTACCTGTGATGACCTGCTGATCAGCTCTGCCTTTGTGTATGAGCTGGACGAAGTGCTTGCTCATTATGACCTGCGTAGTGAGATCTCTCGTAAGATCGGCTATGCCCTGGCTGAGAAGTATGACCGTCTTGCCTTCCGTGCTATTGCACGTGGTGCTCGTAAGGCCAGCCCTGTGAGTGCTACTGGTTATGTTGAGCCCGGTGGTACCCAAATCCAAGTCGGTACCGGTGCTGGTACTGAGGCTGATGCTTATGATTCCGCTAAGCTGATTGCTGCGTTCTATGATGCAGCTGCTGCTATGGATGAAAAGGGTGTGTCCATGGACGGTCGTGTGGCTGTTCTGAACCCCCGTCAGTACTACTCCCTCATCCAAGCGGTCGGTACTAATGGTCTGGTGAACCGTGATGTCCAAGGTACTGCTCTGCAGTCCGGTAATGGCATCATCGAGATCGCTGGTATTAAGATCTACAAGTCCATGAACATTCCGTTCCTGGGTAAGTACGGTACCAAGTACGGCGGTACCACTGGTGTGACTGATCCTGGTAACACTGGTGACTTCGTGGAAGTGGCTCTGGAAGATGCTGACACTGCTCAAACTGGTATCAACAACGACTACGGTACTGCTGCTGAGTTCGGCTCTACCTCCTGCGGCCTGATCTTCCAAAAGGAAGCAGCCGGTATGGTGGAAGCTATTGGTCCTCAGGTGCAAGTTACCAGCGGTGATGTGTCCGTCATCTACCAAGGTGATGTGATGCTGGGTCGTCTGGCTTGTGGTTGTGACTACCTGAACCCTGCTGCTGCTGTTGAACTGCACGTTACCAGCACTGCTCCTTCTGAGTTCTGATTTAAATGTGCGTACGGGAGCCTCTTCGGGGGCTCCTTTTTTCTTATCTATTGTTTGAGAATAATTCTCATTATCAACTATGCCTTTCCCTACTACTGGCTCCAATACTGAGCTACAAGCTGTTAATCAGATCCTGGCGTCAGTTGGTCAGGCTCCTGTTACTACGTTGACAACTGAAGAGACACTTGTAATTAATGAAGTCAGTCGATTTACTGGCTCTATTTCTGGTACTACTCTAACTACTACTACTGCAGGTATTCCTGTTGGTACTTACATTGGAGGTACTGGAGTCACTAGCGGTACATCTATTGCTACAGCTGGTGTTGAAGTCGTACCAGCTACAGACCCTGTAACGTATGAATACACTGTGAATATCTCACAGACTGTATCAGAAGGTACGCTAATCCAATCGACTGTTACAAGTAGACTTGAAACCCCAACCAACCCGGACGTTGCGATTGTACTCAATACTCTCCGAGAAGTGTCACGTGAAGTGCAGTCAGAAGGCTGGACATTCAATAAAGAGTATGATTACCCAATCACACCTGATGAGAACAACGAAGTACAAGTTCCCAACAACGTACTTCAAATAGATTTAAACCAGAACTACCCAATTAATATGGATCGTGATGCTGTAAATCGTGGAGGTAAACTCTATGATCGTACAGCACATTCATACATTTGGGATGATGAAACCTTGTACGTTGATATTACTTGGTACTTTGATTGGGAGAATATTCCAACTCCCATCCAGGCATTCATTGTAGCACGTGCTGCTGCTATTGTCTCTAGTCGTATTATTGGGGACGGCAATCAGTACCAAATGCTTCAACAAAAGGAAGCCTTTGCAAGAGCTATGGCACTTGAATATGAGTGCAATCAAGGTGATTACACTTACTTTGGCAGTCCCCAAGGTCAGAACTTCTATAAAAGTTATCAACCTTATCACACGCTGTATCGCTAATGCCTGCTGTAACCCAACTAACACCTAACTTCCTAGGTGGTGTCTCACAACAGAATGATGATAAAAAATTAAACGGTCAACTTACTGAGTGCATCAACGGTTACCCAGACCCTACCTTTGGTCTTTTGAAAAGGACTGGGATGAGATTCACCAGTGCCCTTAAGAAACCTGATGGTTCATTCTTTAGTAAAGCTGAACTTGAAGATGCAGCTTGGTTTTACATCGAACGTGATGTAGCTGGATCATACATTGGTGCTATTAAAGATGATAACATTTATGTTTGGGTAGCTTCAACTGGTGAGTGGTGTACTGTTATCAATAACGGTAGGAGTTACCTAACTGGTACTGGACAAAATGATTACCACTTCCGTAGTGTTCAAGATACCACAATCGTTACCAACAGGACTGTAACGACTGCTATGCTTCCTGCAGGTACCTATACTGAGGATACTGTAGGTACAGTTGTGCTGAGTGTATTGACACCAGATTTTGAGTATTCAGTTACGATCCAAGGGGTTAAATTTGATGCTACCCCTCAAGCATCTACCACCTTTGATCAAACGTTGGTTTACACGTCTTCAGATGTTAACACTAACCACCACCTGATTGATGCTGTAAGGGCTGGTATCTTAGCTCAACAAAGTGCAAGTAACCCTGACTTTGATGGGAAGTGGTATCTTGAAAGTTACACCAATAGTATTGTCATCAGACGTACTAGTGGTACTAATGATGTAATCCTTGATTACTCAACACCTAGTGGTAGTCCGATTCCATTCACTCTTACTGCTAAAGGTGGTATTACCAACGACTCTCTTTATGCCTTCCAAGATTCTATCGAAGATGTAACACGTCTCCCTACGGAATCCTTTGAAGGGCACCAAGTTAAGGTACTGAATAGTACAGTAGCTGAAGATGATTTCCATCTAAAGTTTGAAGCCTACGATAATGTTAATGGTCGTGGTGTGTGGGAAGAATCAAGGGCACGTGATACTTCACCAGGATTAGATAGTACAACGATGCCTTATAGGCTTATTCGTACAGGTGCTACTGCTTTTGAGTTCCAACCTGTTGAGTGGTCTGAACGTCTTACTGGAGATGATGTTACAAGTCCTTTACCTGCTTTTGTTGGGTTTACCATTAACTCTACATTCTTCTACAGTAATAGGTTTGGTATCCTATCAGAAGATAACATCATTATGAGTAGAGCTAATGATGTCTATAACTTCTTTGTTAAATCAGCTCTTACTCAAGTAGACTCCGATCCTATTGATTTGAATGTTGCTAGCATCAGACCTGCTACGTTGTTTGACGTTCTACCATCTCCACAAGGTTTGCTTGTCTTTAGTGATCGACAACAGTTTCAAGTCTTTACAACAGATGGTAGTGTATTAACTCCATCCTCAGCTATTGTTAGAGCCATCTCTAACTATGAAATGGATGCTAATATCCCACCTGCTGATGTCGGTACAACGGCTGCTTTTGTAAGTCAAGTATCAGGTTACAGTAAGTTGTTTACGTTGCAACTGCGGGATGTTGAGCAGAATCCAATTGTTATTGATATTAGCAAAGCAGTACTTGAATGGATTCCTGCTACGATCAATGATCTAGCTGTTAGCCCGCAGAACTCTGTGATCATGTTGGTCGATAGGGGTTCATCTTACCTTTACCTGTTTAGGTACTACAACAACGGTGAGAAAGATATCTTCCAAGCGTGGACTAAATGGCAATTACCTGGTACTATCCAGACTGCTAAGATTATCAATGACTCTATCATCATTGTATCACAACATGAGGATGAGTATACTATTGGTTCCATCACCCTTGATGAAATCCCCTCAGGAGAGGTTACAGCAGCTTCTAGTAGCGTAGAGGGTAATCCATGCCTAGATATGTTTACACGCCCCGTCTCGCCTGCTGTAGGTGTCGATGCGGTGGTGTATGATGCAGTGAATGATGTAACTAAGATCTATGTACCGTTCACACCATTCCAACAACGTGAAGCAGCGATGCTCCTCACTAAACCAGAAGCTGATTTAGATGATGCTGTTGCTTTGGTTGACGCTGATGCTGGTTACTGGGCAGCTGCTACAGAACGTACAGAGATTGGCACAGGTTATCGATACTTTGAAGTAAAAGGTAACTTCTTGCCTTATGCTGACGGTATCGTTGTAGGGTATAACTATACGTTTGATGTAACCTTGCCTAAGTTCTACTTTAGACGTGATCAAACTACTACTGATTTTACTGCAACGTTAACTATTTCTAGGGTTAAATTCTCGGTGGGTAGGACAGGTGCTATACGGTTCCAACTGCGACCAACAGGTTCTACTGAATGGTTTGATGTACAACACGTAGCAGATGCTGATTATTACACTGCTGACAGTAATCCTGTTAAACCTGAACGTGTGTTTACTATTCCCGTCCACCAACGTAATACTAATTTTGAACTAAAAGTGACAAGTAACTTACCGTATCCTGTGTCGTTGGTGTCTATGATGTGGGAAGGAAATTATTCACCTCGTTTCTATAGGAGGACTTAAGGATGGCATTCCCTGTCGCTGCTGTAATTGGAGGTGCCCTTTCCATTGGTCAGGGGATCTTTGGAGCCAGCCAAGCCTCCAGCTCTAATGCTAGAGCAAAGCGTGCTGCTGAAGCTGCTGAAAGGAAAGCAAAGAAAATTGCTAAAAATGTAAACGAATATAATCTACGTGCTTTTGAAGTAGATCAACAAAACTACTTCAACCAACGGGATTATGAATTCCAAATAGCTACTCAAAATTGGGAACGCGGTAAGGAGATCCAGGATTTTGAGTTCAGTCAATTGATGCGGCAATATGCCAAGTCTGTTGGGATCTATGAACAACAGCTAACGTTTAACGACTTAGCTGCTGAAACTGCATACGCTAACGAAAGCGCTGCTTTAGCTGGTCTTTTTACACAGCAAGCTTTTGCACGTGAAGATCAGATGATGGGTCTTCAAAGGGCGTTGACTGAGATTTCATTGAATCGCAGGACAACTGACCTTGAGATGCAAAGTGTCCGCAATAAGGGTACTTTTGGTATTACAGCAATCCAAGAAAACCTTAAAGAATACACTAAGCAAACTGACTTCAAAAAGCAAAGTGCTCTTGTAGATGCCCTCCAAGCTCAAGGTAAGAACGAATTACGTCAGGCTGGTGGTTCAGCACGTAAAGGTGCTCAATCCACGATGGCTGGCTTCTACCGTGGCATGACTGAACTATCCTCTGCTTTGTCTGGCAAGCAACGACAAGCTGCTTTGCAAGTTGCTGAACTTGGTCTTGAGACTTCACTACTTACTAAGAAGCTAGAAATCCAAGCTGAAAGCCTGGATAACGCAGCGATGAGTGCTATTGCTGATGCTCAATTTAACATGCGTGTTCTTGATGCGGACATTGCTAGTGCTGTCGCTCAATCTGAACGTAACATGCAGCAGATCAGCCTACAGAAGTATGGGGCTGATTTGAATGCAGCTGCTAACTTGATGATTAAACCCGAGCAACTTCCGTATGCTCCTGCCCCTACACTGGCTCCTGAGCGTGTCTTCATTGAACCAATGAAAGTTCGTCCTGGTGCTGTGGCACAACCTGTCCAACAGAATGTTTGGGGACCGCTGATTAGTGGTGTTACTCAAGGTATTAGTTCTGGTATTTCTATCTATACAGATATGTATAAGAACCAAGGACAAAACACTTTAGGTAGCATATTTGGTAGTAATAATTTCCCCAGCTCAGTACCTTCTTATTTAAACACTCCGGTGTTCGGAACTAATGGCTAGACTAACACACAACCCAACACGACCTGACTCTAGTTTCCGTCCTCTCCAACTGAGTACAGCTGAGATCACTCGGATGCGGGAAGAGACAGCCCGTATTGTCGATAATATGGAGAGGAATCGTCAGGCTGAGTTGCAACAAGGTCTGACCAATCTAAAGGCTTTACGAGATAATGCTGAGTATCAACGACAGCAAGAGCAACGTAACTTTGAGATTCAACAGCAGAATCTAAAAGCTGAACAGCTTGAGGAACAACTTAAAGCTCAAACCGAACAAAACCAAGCTAGGGTTAATCAAGAGGCTGCTCAACAAATCTTTGGCAGTCTGGCTGGTCTCAGTCAAACCGCAGCTAAAGCTACACAAGAGATTGCACTAACCAACGAAAAGCGAGAGATTTATGCTTCATACATCTCTGCTGCAGTAAACCCTGATTATACCAAAGAGACTTGGTATAAGGATAATGAGGCTAAACTGCTACAAAGTGGTGAGCTTTACAATGCAGCTGTTACTGAACAAGAGGCGACAGGTACTGCTGATCCCTTGTCCAGTGCAAAGGCTAAGATCGGGAACCCTGCACTTACGCACTTCTCCAATAAAGGTAACGCTACCTTTGTACTCACCAATCAATACTCTATAGCACTTGACGCAGTAATCAACTCTGGTATTACTGTTCGCTATAAGGGGCAAGAGGTTCCTATTTCTCAAGCTCAGCGTAACCCAGAAATCATGGGTATTGCTGGTACGTTTGCATTGAGGACACTACTTCAAAAAGCTAATCTTGTTGGTCTTGATGATCAATTCTTGATGCCTGGTTTGAAGGCAGCTAATGAGCACCTTCTTTCACGACAAGCACAGGCTTCTAAACTCCAACGAGAGGACATCAACTTCCAGAATGAAGATTTGATTCTGGGTACTATTCGGAACAATGTTGATGGCTTGAATACGTATGGTCCTACAGGTTTCCGCCAGTTAGCCGCTCTACCTCACCTTGGTTATGCTGGAGCACTTGATAAGTATGCGGGGTTCTCGGTTGAGCGTGATAGCGACGGTAACTTCCGTTACTCCATGGATGACCTTGGTAACTTGGACCTCAAAGGTAATGGTAAAACTTTCAAAGAAGAGTGGCCAAATCGTTGGACTGCTATGCAGGAGGCTCGTACTAAGTCACAGATTGAGTATGAGCGTCGTGAGCTTACCCTAGACAACATTGAGTTTGCTAAAGATACAAAGCGTATCATGGGCGGTCTTATTGCAGAGCCAACTCAAGCAAATGCGGATGCAGCTGTCAAGTACTTTGTTGAGAATCATGATGGTAGAGTACCACCAGAAGTCATTAAATTCCAATCTTCTCATACAACTGAAGCAATTCAAAAGATTGAAGCAGTTAAGAAGCTAGAAGCTATCCCTGATGGTCTTGTCACAAGGGAAGCTGTAGATGCTGCCTTTGCGTTGGATCCTAATGTTGGTAAGGCAATGGCTCAACGTTACCAAGCCCAGGAGGCACGGTACAACAGTGGTATTTACAAGGAGACTGCTGAAGCCTTTAAGGCTACTGCTAATGGTGTTACATCCTTTGGTACCAACAAACCAAACACACCTTCTAGTGTCTTCCTTCAAGAACGTATGCGGGCTGAGTACCGTAAGCGTGTGGATCAAGCTGTAGCTGGTGGTATGCCATTTGATCAAGCTGCAACAACTGTTGGTCAAGCTTTGGATGCTGAGGTAAAAGCAGGTGCACGAGATCCTAATAGCCAGTGGTTCCGTAAACCAGATGCTCCTGGTGGTTCTGCTCAATTCCCTAATCTTAACAAAGGTAGTCTTTCTGCTTTAGAAAGGGCTAACCGGCGTTATACGGAGCTAAAGCAGAACATCCGTAATAATGGTTTGGAGAAAACAATCTCCACAAAGAATGCCATTATTACAGCGGAAGAAGCTCCAGCTATTATTGAAGGTTACGGTAAACCTGGATTCACTATTCCTCAAGACGTACTTGCTGTTGCTGGCATGTCTAATGGGTTGGATCCAATGGTTATTATTAACCGCCAATTCCAAGCACTTGGTCTTCCACCTCTTCAACCTCCCCCGTCTTTGGCTAGTACAGGCTCTGGTGTTAGTCCTACTTTCCAGAGGCTACTTTATAAGAACCCAAGTCCTGAGCGTTCGACACGT